AACTTCTTCTTCCAACTCAGGGTTGTGGTGAACCATTCCTTGCAGGAAAAGGATTTGTACCTTCTCTGCGGGAATTTTCAAGTATTCCCAATGGAACCGTTCACCTTGTTCCCAAAATCGTCCAGCGGCTTGAAAGTCTTTAACCTTGACAAACACGGGACGATTATGTTGGAAGAAGGCATCACGAGTCGGGGTCATAATACCTTCTCCCTATTTCAATTAGGCGATGACAGTGGTGATGAAACCACCGAGGTCGGTCGAAACAACCTTCATGTCGTAAGCCAGATTGGCTTCCAGCAGTTCAGCAACACCTTCAACGCGCAGGAAGTCACCCGTGAACGAACGAATGTCAATACCAAAGCCAGAGGCATTATCTTCCGACCAAGTGAAGGTATAGCCAGCCGAAGGGACCATCAGACCAGCCGCACGAGGGCGATAGAAGAAGGCAGCAGCCTTACCACCAATGAAAGCGTTCGATTCGGTCAAACCTTCCGCAGCGGTATTCTTAACCGTCTCCATCACGAGGAACTCTTCGACACCGAAGATTTCAGCCAGTTTGGCATCCGTAACCAGAGCGGTATTGGTGACAGTTGCACCACCGTTCAGACGACCCAGAATATCCGGGTGGTTGATCAGTTTGTCACGGACTTGCTTACCCACAACCATAACGTTCGGCTTGAAGCCACCCGACTTGAGTTGAACGGTCTGCATGATAGCAGTAACGTCTTGAATGGGAGTAGAGTTTGTATAGTCAGACCATTGACGGACTTGGTTGGTGGACGGAGCGGACGAAATACCAGCCCAATCAGTACCCCAAACCGAAGCGGAGAAATACTTCGTAGCCCACTTGATTTCCCGGTCAATCAAGAGTTGGTAGGTCAGCATTTGTGCACCAGCCGAACGAATGTTCAGAGCGGCATCAGCATTGGCCAGAGTTTCGAAGTCGAAGTTCGTAGCCAGAGAATACACATCAGCCGAATAGGTGTCTTGCGACAGCGACATACCAACCACCGGGGCTTTGGTACGGGGGGCACGCAGTTGGACTTGACCAGTACGGTTGAAGTCTGCACGGTTATAGATATAGTACTTGTTGGTCTTTTTATCGACCGGGACACGGGGGAAAACCTTGTCAGCAATAAAACCATTTTGGTCTTGCAGATAGGCAACGGTGAGGTTAGTAAGCGGCGCGTCAACGTGGACGGCACTCGGAGTCAGCATCGGCATATTTTAATATCCTTGTACATTACTAGAAGTTGTGCTGTGGTTCAACTATTACGGAGCAGCGGTGCCATCAAGGCGCAGGTCAATCGTGAACACTTGACCCGAAACAGCAGCTTCAAGGGCAGTACCAACGATAATTTGGCCCGTAGTAGCCGAAGTAGCATTGCCAGAGGCATTGGTAGCCACAGCAGCGCCCAGAGCGATAGTACCAGCGGCAGTAACCGGAACACGACCCAGATAGGCCAAGCAAACGGCTTTACCCGAAGCAGCATCAGTCAGCGAGACACCATCAACACGCACACCAGCAGAAGCGGCAGTAACAGCAAGGCCCGAAGTCACAGTGCAGAACTTGTATTGGCTGATCGCAGCACTCGTAACGTGGCTACGGGTCAGAACATTTTCTTGAAAAGACATTCTTATTCTTCCTTATTTCTTATAGGTTTCAAGCAGAAGTTGTTTACCCTCTGCCGTTTTGATTACAGCGGCATACGCTTTGTAGAAGTCCACCTTCTTTTCTTCTTGGTGAGACTTAACCAGTTGATCAAGTTTTTGATCAGCAGTCAGAAGGCCCGCATCAGTATCAGTCTTACCAACTTCTTGGAACAGACCAGCAAATGCAGCATCAGCAGCTTTAAGCAGAGTAAGCAACTCAGCATCACCACCAATAGACTTCAACAGTTTACCGCGCTGTTCAACCGTACCTTTGAAGTTAGGAAGGTCAGTTTCAGCACGTTTATGGAGTTCTGCAACCTCTTGGGCTTTTTGAACTTCTTCTAGTTTTTTCAGGACAGGGGCAGGGATAGCGGACTTCGCTACCATCTCACCACCAAAATCAATCAACTCATCAGCCTTGGAGACTTCTTCTTTATCTGCAAGAGCCTTGGTCAGACGCTCAACCTCTACTTCAAGTTCAACCTCACGGGCAGACTTTTCAACAGGGGCTTCTTCCTTTGCCTTAGCAACAGGTTTCTTCTTTTTGGGTTTGGCTTCTTCAGCCTCACTCATGGTGTCTGTGGCATCCTCTTCGGGGGTTTCCACTTCCGTAGCAGGATCATGGCTCTTGGCCTTCTCCAACTCTTCTTGTTTGGTTTCATCCGTCATTGTATCATCTCGTTTGAAGAGGGCGACAGTAGCCGACTTGTTCGCGGGAGAATCCACGAGCGACACTTCGTCCAGTTGCAGGTCAAGGAGTTCGTTCATTGGATTTTCTCCCTCTTAGCCCGTCCACCAATGGAGAAGGCTTTCAGTTCACCGGATTTGACTTTAGCCCAGACAGAGTCATCATAGACTTTACAAGCCACAATCCAGCCTTCCTTGTTACACTGAATGCCCAGTGCATCACAAAGTTCTTTGGTAATGGGGAAGGAGTGTACAAACTCTCCAATCTTACCCCCATCGTGCATTTCTTTAGTTACCCTAGCTGATAGCATAAACTCTGTAGCAGCCTTGACAAGAGTAGCAGGTTTGATTACATCACCTTGAGTGTCAACCACGGGAAGACCACCCTCAGTAATTACACTCGCCCACCCAAAAACTAAACGCTGCTCATTATCAGCCTTAAGGATTCGGCCTTGAATTTCATACTTACTCATTAGCCTGCGGCTCCCGGATAAATCTTCTTAGGTGTCTTGAGTTGTGCAAGGGCTTTCTCTTCATCAGCCTTTTGCTTTACACGGTCCTTGATGTACTCCTCCTTGTTGAATGGGAGTTCAGCAATGTGCATAAGTTCACCAACGGCATCAATCTGGTCAGCCAAATTAATGTCAGCACCATTAAGGTTACGAAGGAAGGAAGCCAACTCTTTAAGGTCATGGGGTGCCACATCACCAGCAACCAGTTTAGGCATAACATCCCACGAGAAACCATTCAGTTTCCAAAGGGGTTCTATCAACTGCTTATTGAGTGTATCAATAATGTTATTGATGTAGCTTTCCATAGACCTAAGAAACAAATCCGTCTTAGTCTTGGACAAGGCATAGGAGCCTGTAGCACCACCACCAAGCATCATAAACTCTGCCATAACAGACCGGGCAATGTCATGCTGATAGCGTTGGATTACTGGATCAGTATCAATAGCACGGGTGCCATTAGCAGTGATCAGTTCAATATCCATCAGTCGTTGTGCAGTAGGCTTACCATCCGCATCCGTGTAAGGGTCAGAGGGAAGGAGTGCATACCCTTGCTCGTTATTCTTCAAGTCACGAAGGATACGTTCAAACTGTTGACGAAGGGCGGCTTGATCTGCGGTAGCATCTGCACTAAGATATTCAGCAGGCATACGGCCAATCGGAACACCATGAAGTTCACGCTCAATAGCAATGGCTTCATAACTCTGAATACGATTAAGATAAGTATAGGCCACAAAAGCATTACGAAGCACAGAACGACCAGTGGGGTCATTGTTCAGGCTTGTGGTTCGGTAATAGACACTTTTCTCTACAGGGATATAGACAGAAGCCTTTCCCCAAGAAACCATTTGGTGCATACCAAGGACTTCGCTAGTCTCTTTGTCCACTTCGAAGCGGTAAACTGTCCAAGGAGCACGAATAGCAAGTTTCTTGATACCAATCTTGCCATCATTATATTTGCTGTTCTTTTTACTAGAACGGGCATCCCCACCACGGACCTTATAGACTGTTTCAAACCACGAGAAACCATAAGTCAAAGAAGACAGTGCCTCTGCAATATGATAATCAAGGCTGTGGTCCATATCATCTAGGACTGTCTTGATAAAATCAGCAGCATCTTGTGCTTCTTTTGTGGCGTCCTTGGGGACAACTTTGATTTCTACGTCCCGGAGGGTTTGTTCAACTGCGTACATAACAGCACCAATAGTGGCATTATTATCACGCATTTCACGATATTTCTGGATTGCCCTATTGCCACGAAGATCAGTCAGAAATTCATCAGCGTAAGGCAACCCAGAGTAAGTATTTTGACCCGAGACACCAAGCTCTACTTTACTGGCCGATTCTGAAAGTTTGTTCATTTTAGTACCTTATTGCCAGTAGAATATAAAACTTAGTATTAGGAGAATACTGCTCGAGAAGCAGTTCTTGTCCAGTCAGCATTCAAAACTGTTTCAGGGTCACGACCAGACCGTACAAGATTTTCAACCCAACCACGATAAAGACGCCATTTTTGATATGTAGTGGAGCCGGAAATAGTGTTGTGGGCAAATCCCTGACCAATACCAAACTTCCCAACTGTAGCCGAGAAGTCAGCAGAGTTTGCAGACCCAACAGAAGTACTAGATTTAGTTGTATTGTTGGCAGTTTTAAGTCGCATAGCATACTCTGTGCCATTCCTCCAAATGGCAATCTGAGCAACTTGGCCATAGTCTGATGTGGGAACTGTAATTGACAGTTGAGCTACAGCACCAACAGAAGTTTGACGCCTAGCAGACAGAACACCACCTGTTTGTTGTGCCATCATACATAGAGAAGCAGAAGAGCTATAGTCCCCACTCCCTGTACCCCAAGTAAAGAAGGGAGCAACACTACCTGTAGCATTCCAATCAGCTTGAGAGGGGAGTTTGACATAGGTGGCAGCAAGGAAATATTGATTACCAGAAGTCTGATTATAAATATCAGAAGCGACGTTAGCAGGTACAGCCAAATATGAAAGAGATGCTGTAATAGCTGAAAAATCAAATCCATTGCCCGCAGAAGAAATAGTTTGACCACTGGCCAAAACAACACTTCCAGAGGCAATTTCAGCAACATCTTTCACAAGGGCAGAGTTAGCAGGTGCACCACCAACATAGCACCACGGGAAAGCCAAATCAAAGGCAAATCGAACGCCACTGTTGTCACCATCCAGCAAAGGATCACGACGCAGGGTGGATAGGCCAGAGGCAGACGCAGTAGTAGGGATTTGCAGCACAAGGGCCATGACAAACAACTCTCTTAGTAAGGAATAATAAGATTTAGTACAGCAGCAGCCATAACACGACCACCTGTAGCGGGTTCAGGGTGGATGCCATCCGAATTAAACAGGGGGCGACCAGATGTAGAAGCATAGTCGGCTGGAACAAGACCAAAATTTCTTTGTAGGTCTAGGAAAGCTGTGCCTAATGAGGCGGCAACCTCCCTACCAGCAAGAGAATACTCTGACATTGCGGGAGACAGGCCACGTTGATTTTCAGGGGGCATCATTACAGTGACATCAGGGAAAGAAACCGCTGCCCTAAACCGAGTAATCATTGTGGTTAGGTAAGTGGACCAAGTTCCAGTAGCCACAGCAGCAGTTTGGGAGTTTGTACCATCCATGATAGAAAAAGAATCAATGGCCAAAAGTGCCCAACCTGCTTGTTGTTGTGCCGCTGTACGACCTGCCCAAGAACTGATTTGTGATCCTGTACCACCAAGTT